GACCAGATGGTGTCATTACTATTAAGCGAGATAGAGGAGCATTTGGTCAAGGACCTACCGTCGTAATGTTCGATGATCACCGTTCAGGGTCTCCTGGTGATCAAGCGCCTCTTATGTCCACGATAGGTTCTTGGAGTAAGTATCGCGATGGTTCTCTTGGACCAATTATTGCAGAAGGCGGACGGACAGGGAACTGCATTTCGGTCTGGAATCCCGATGGAGCTACGAATGCTCGCCAACTCGCACGTGAGTTAGTAACTGGACAGACATTCTCTGAATTCTACGTCAGTTACTGTATGAGGTTCCGGGATGGTAAGAATGCCGATACGCCGAACAAGTATGGGTCCAATCTGAAGTCTGTGTGGTTCACGAACGGCGGACCTGGAAACACTCCCGGTGGCGCAGCGAATATGGATATCCACTGTTTGTCGTGGCCCGATGTTACGAATAGTGTGCTCAGTGGAAATAATGCCTATCAGTCTGTGTATCTCATTCCACGGACTTTCTGGAGTAAGACGAAGTGGAATATGATCCAGATTTGGCTCAAGCCTGGAGACCCCATTGGTGATGCCAACGATTACGTGTACGCTCGGTTAGATACGACAGACGCAATGCGTGAGCGTGTGCGGGATGATCGAAGAGTTTACAAAGCTGACCGTCCAAAGGAACTGAAGTGGTTCGGTGTTCTGGGATGGGCGGGGAATCTCGATGATCCGCATACCTTTGATCCGCTGATGGACGATATTTACTTGGCAATCGGTCCACACTCCGCTGCTCGCGTAATGCTCGGCAATGCGTCGACATGGGCAGGATGTACGGACTTCGCGCTTGCCACGCCAGTAGAGTGGAAGGATGGAGAGCTTACTGTTCGCCTCCGTGCTGGTCCTTGGACCGACTTCACAGGTAAGCATCTCTATGTCGTTAACGAGGATAACTCTCCGGAATACGCCGGTGAAATAACAGGAGAATGAAATGGCTGATATAAGCATTGAAGAGCTCGCCGATAACGTCAACAATCCATTGTTTGGGGATGATCGATTGGGTGTTCTATTCTATAATAAGGCGGTCGAGGATAAAGACCGTTCTTTGGCGGAAGGACGGCGGTGCTTCAAGAATCGTGAGTTTGTAAAGATCATGGTTCCTGGAGACCGCCTGAACATAGTGGAACGCCCAGTCCAGGTCACGGGTACGCTACCGACAGATGATCGTATGCGCTTCCCCAAACAGTATGCTCGCTTCAAAAATCAGGAGGAGCAGAAAGCTAATGAAGGCACACCCTTATCTCTCTGGCCCACCATTCCCGAAACTCTCGCTAAGGAGCTTGAGTTTATCAATGTCTTCACTGTGGAGCAACTGGCGACGCTGGCTGACGTCCACGTGGCGAAGATTCCGGGAGGCGCTCAGTGGAAGAACAAAGCCACCGACTTCGTAACCGCAATGAAAGATCAGGCTGTTGTCACAAAGATGCAGTCTGAGCTGGACAAGCGGGATAACGAAATCGACACCTTGAAGAAGGCAGTCGCAGATCAGGCAGCCAGGATCGAGGAGCTGGCAAAGAGGAAAGGATGAGCGTATTCACTGGAATGGGAAATCCTGCAACTGGTAGGATAAAGGCGAATTCAGCTATTGCTGTCGTATCCTATTGGAGGGGACTGCCTATCTCAGCAGATTATAAGCTCTGCTTTGACTCAACCAATCCTATCGCTAGTGTGTCCAGTGGTATTCCTATAACAACTGCCGGAAAAGTCGCCACTTCGGCAGGTCCGATTGCGAGTTACTGTTCTGGTATCCCCTATGACGCAGCGGGTAAGATCGTTGCGACGGCAGCAGCAGCAGTTTCGTATGATCAAGGAGTTGGACTTACAGCCGGCGGCGGACTAGCACTGGAGTAACGATGGCTAGATTCCAAACCATTGGAGATCTTGTTAACCGAGTGGCCGTTGCCATCGGTCTCAACAAGGTTACAGATCCATTTGCTTCAGCAGATCCTGCATTCGTGCAGCTCTGTAATCTAGCGAATGAGGCAGGCCAAGATTTAATCCAGGCTGCTGACTGGCAGATGCTGGAAAGGTCGCATAATTTTACGACCGCTCCGGGGGACACTGGTCTGTATGACTTACCAGCCAACTTTAGTCATATGATTGACCAGACAGGATGGCAGCGCGGAGTTCCCGGTTCAGCCTATCCCCTTCTTGGTCCTGCCTCACCCCAATGGTGGAGTTATCTTGAAGCTTCCCAGCTCTACTCTGTTACGATCTACGCATGGTTCCGTATCTCCGAAGGTCAGATTCAATTATGGCCTCAACCTCCTGCGCCTGGGATTCCCGTGGGATTTAAGTATATCTCGCGGAATTGGGTACAAGACGGCACGAGCCCTCCAGGAGCGCCGACGTATAAAGATTTCGTATCCGCCTCGGCAGATCTTCCGCTATACGAGCCGATCCTCTTCCTAAAGAAATTGAAGGTCGTATTCCTCCAGGCGAAAGGGTTTGATACGAGCAAGGCGGAAGACGAGTTTAATCTGGCTCTGGATGCTTGGGTCGGTAAGGATAAATCAGCACCTATCCTCTCACTCAATGGGCCAGTCGGCTACCGGAATCCATTCCTCAACCAATACATCAACGTCCCAGAGACGGGGTTTGGTGACTGATGCCTCTAGCAGCAGGAAAGAAGTTCGCCGAGCTAGCGGGTCGTAGACGACGTCCGCAGAAACAGATCACGCAGCCTGTCTTTCTTCCCTGCGCCCAAGGCGGGATTAACGCGGTCAGCTCTGCAACCGAACTTCAGCCTCAAGATGCTCTTGTTCTCATCAACATGGTTCCGTCGCAATACGGAGTCCGTGTAAGGAAGGGATATCGTGAATGGTGTCCGCCAGTCCCGGCTGGGTCAGGAATTAGAACCCTCGTCCCATTCAAGCACCCTTCGAATGCGAGTGTCCTCGATAGACTCTTCGCATTTACAAGCGATGGCATCTATGACGTTACTTCTGCAGGAGTTGCACCGACTAAGAAGTTTGATTTCACGGTTAAAGCAGGAAATGCAGGATGGGCATCGTGGCAGAATTATGTTACCATCGCCGGATCCTATCTCCTCGCAGCAGATGAAGAAAATGGATACCTACTCTACACCGCGTCCACAGATACCTGGACAGTTGGATCTATTTCCGGAGGAATAACGCCCGATAAAGTTGAGTTCGTCACCGTATGGAAGAATAGAGTCTGGGTAATCGAGCGTAACTCTGGCCGAGGATGGTATCTACCTGTCGGACAGATCTCTGGCAATGCTGCTTCGTTTGAGTTCGGTAACAAATTCAAGTACGGAGGTCTGCTCAAGAGTCTACATAACTGGACTCTTGATGGTGGCGAAGGAGTTGATGACTATTTAGTCGCTCTCTCCGCTGCGGGTGATATGCTGGTCTACAAGGGCACTGATCCAGCGACCGCACCCTCTAACTTCAACATGAATGGATGGTGGTACATTGGCGATATGATGGAGGGACGGCGGCAAGCGGATGACATGGGCGGAGAGCTATTGATCATAACTAGCTACGGGGTCATACAAGCTTCTAAGTTGATCGCTGGTATGCCGCTCACGGATGCACAGGCGAGTATCTCCTTTAAGATCAACCCTCGACTCGCTGGTCTCATCAACCGAGGCGTGGTCCAGCGGGGATGGCAGATTGTTCTTAGTCCTATCGACCAAATGATTTTGCTCCTTACTCCTAAAGAATTAAGTCAGCCCTATACTCAGTTCTGCTACAACACTCAGACTCGAGCATGGTCTCAATTCGTAGGTGTGCCAATCAACACAGCCTCAGTATTTCATCGTGAACTGTACCTCGGAGACCTAGATAATAGGATCTATGTTTTCGCGGGGGCGGTAGATCATGTGATGCTAGAGGATGATGGAGAGACGGCGCAGCCTATTGAGTGGGAAAGTCTTACGAGCTTCCAAGGATATAATCAGCCTGCTAGATTCAAGAGGGTGCAGTTTCTCAGGCCGATGTTCATCGGTCAAGCTACTCCTCTCTATACAGCACAGGCTCGCTACGACTTTAACTTGTCGCAGCCTCCCGGCTCCCCTCCATA